CAATTAAGTTAGCGGCATCTGAAATAGTTAAGTCAGCACCATCGATGTTTCCACCTGATCCTACTGGATCGGCAAGTGAGTCAACCAACCACTCATTAAGAGTTGCTTTTGGAGCGGCGGATTGTGGAATTGTTGAGTAGATTGGAGTCTCCTGTGGTGAAACAGTTTTCATCACATTCTCAAGATTTTCTCTAGCACCTTTAGTGCTTGTTACATTGTAGCTTGTTGCAATAGCCATTTTTTTAATTCCTTATTTTGAAGTTTTATAAATTTTATTCCGCTAGAAATGCGGCTAGATCGTTTTCCGAGAGTCGTCCTCGCTCCAAAATCTTTTGTTTATTTGCAGTCTTTCGAGTGGCTGAAGTTTGAATTGGTGGGCTTGAATCACCCATCGTTGGGGGAGGTGCTTTGGCTACCTTCTTGGCTTTCGGTTTGGCCGTCTTGGCCGCTTGATCCGCTTTAATCGCTTCCACTCCTCTGACGAGTGTGGCCGCTATAAAGTCGCCATTTGGTAGGGAGTTCAGAACATTAGCATACTGACTTTTTAACTGGTTAAAAACGCCACGGCGTTCTTCAGCTTGGTCGGTATCCACTTTGTCTGAAATCCACGGATGAGCATTAATCGTGTCCTGTCGCCATTGCTGTGCTTCTTGAAGATATTGCGCCCTTTCGGGGATCTTCTCGGTCAGGTATTCGTCTGCCTGTGTAAGAATGTTTCGGATATCATCATCCGAATACTCTCTCCCATCGACTTCCACAAAATCCTTGCCAATGTGATGCAGTGCAAATTTTTTGGCGGCAAGTGCTTCCTTTCGTAAAGTTTCCAACGATTGAAAATCTTGGACTTCTTCCAAGGCTGGCTGACTGGATTCTGTTTGCTTCTGCGGATTGGACTTTAAGGATGCAATTTCTGCTTTAAGTGTTTCGACTAACTCTTCGCTAGATTTACTGCGAGCGGTCAAGCGATTCACCTGTTTCAGAAGTTTACCAACAGCCTTTGACTGCGGTTCAGCTTCGTCCTCTGTTTCCTCTTCCTCTTCAGCTATCTCCTCCGTTTCCTCCTCCTCTGATTCCTCAGACTCGGTTGACTGTAAAAGAACATCTTTATCCTGGTCGGTATCTGCATCTGCGGTTGTGGTCTCGGGACCCGGCTCCACTTCAGATTCCTGTTTCGCTTCACTCTCCTCTACTTTGTCGACAAACGATGCTGTCAACTCCTCAAGGGTTGTAATGCTTTGCGTTGGTTGTATTTCTGCTTCCGTTGTCGTACCCGAAGCCTCGGTTAATTCTGTATCTGCCATGTTTCTGCGTTTAAAGTTCGCACTCTTGCGTTAATCTGCACATCGTATGATGCACCGATTAATATTTTACATGGGGGTCGGGAATAATTTTCAGGAAGTTTTAAATATTTCCCAATTTTCTTTAAACTTCTCGTGTTTAGCTTTTGAGTCCTTTACATGGGGATAGACGGCGATTGTTACAGCCCCATCTATGGCCATGCACGGAATCAAATACCAAATCCGAATGTCATCGCAGTAGACTGCCACCACATCGACCTTTGTGCAGTCAAGGGGCTTCTTTACCGCACGGCCAGTGGTACACGAAAACTTGTACCGCCGAATAGCTCGAGTCTTATCGCTTAGTTTAGCTTTTTCAGTCCCCTTTACTTGAACATTAAACTTTTTACCGGCTGCATTTACCACAATGCAGTCTTGTGGTAAGTGGTCCCCGAGCGGGGTGAATACTTCCAGTCCGTGCCTTAAAGCCTGAGTGAAAAATTCCTGTTCGTAGATATACCCAAGTCGCTTAGTCATCGAGTGGGATGTCGGATTCAAAATCTACAACATCCTCATCCAGCCATTCCTCGACATCGGCTACTGCGATTTTAGCGATTTCCATATCTTCAATATCGCTTTCATCGATCCAACGCTTTAACAGGGCGCGATGTTCGTTTTTAAACTGCTGATGGGGTGTCAGGCTCGGCATTTTCTAAACTTTCTATTATGCGAGTAAGTCCAGCTATCTCGCCACTTAGACGGGCGAGTTTTTGCGGGTTATCGACATGGGTATAATCCTGAAAATCGACCAGGCACATATCCCTTTGTTCTTCGATAAATTCTTTTACGACTAACCATTCAGTCTGTTCACCTAATCCGGCGATTGCATCTGCTAATGTCATTTTTTCTTTTTCTTTCTTACGATGGTTTTTACATTTGTAGGTTTACCGCCAACTCCCTGAGCCTTGGATCTCTTTCGGCGAATCGCTGATGCTTTTTGTGCTTTGGTCATTGTAGCCGCCTTGGCTTTGGGTACGCATTTGGGGTAACCTTTTCTCTTAGTACTCGCTTTCTTTCGGCCACAGCTTGGATGTCCACCGCCCTTTTTCTTCCGGCCAATGTCCACCCATTCCTCATTAAACCAATCCTTTAGACTCATTTATATTTACCGCCTCTTTTCTTGTAAGTCTTAACTAACCAGGCATTCGCATAGGCTGATGGGTATACATCAAACTTCCTTTTAGCTTCCGACTTTACCCGAGAGTAAAGAGTAGAATTTGTCGGTGTGGGTCTTTTCTTTTTTGCTACCATTTTTTACAACTCCAGTATCCGGCAGTAAGTTTTGATTTCTTTTGATCGCACTTATGCCTAGCTCGAAAAGATTTACGAGCATCAGGATTAGATTTACGGATTTTCATGTTTGCATCCCCGTAACGAATTGTCCTTGTCTTGCCATTTTCCGATGCAAGTACGACAAATTTCTTTTTCCCATATCCTGGCTCACCCTTTCGGATTCTTCTAGGGGAATTTACCTTGGTAGGCTTACTCACTTTTTCTTCTTGAGCATTTTTTTCTTTCTACCCATTGCTTTAGCTTTTTTAGAAGGTCTTCCAACCTTCGATCCGTATGTTCCTTTTCCGTATGGCATAATATTTCCTTTTGTTTAAGCGGCCACTGATGTACCTGGTACATTGCCAGGAGCAGTACCTAGCTGGCCAATTATTGCGTTCTTTTGTTGCATTTGCATCATCTCGAGTTGACCCGCATATGTCTGAAGTCTCTTTGCGAAGTTTTCATCCTCTTGCATCCTCTGCTGTACATCGGTCGCCGGTACTTCGGGTGTCCCTCTGAGGTACTCCTGTAACTTCTGTAAGCGGAGTTGAGAATTTACTCCCTGTTGAGGAACATTTACTACCTGACCCGATGCGATTTTAGCAATGTCGGCAGAAGTTTCCTGAATCTCTTTGTCGGTTGCCTCTTCAACTGGGGCGATCAGTTGGCCGGCAAGATTAGGATCGATAGCCTCAAGTACTTTGCGGAGATATACATCATATCTGCCAACCCCTTGGCGATCATACTGAGCCATTAATTTACCCACTGTATCCAATTTCTGAAGAACCTTCTCCTCGTCCTGGTTCATCGAGTTCCAAGTGATATTGAAATCGTAAACCTCGGCAGTTTCATCGAGCATGAGCATTGCACCCTGTTCGTTATTTGTGACTCTGAACCAAATTTGCGGACCGCCGTAAGTCCGATCCAAGCACCATACCCGATTTAAAATCTGTTTGAATCCATTTAACCACTGATTAACCAAGTGCTGGCGAATGCTGTTTGCTTCAACTGCGTCCTCGTTAGATGTTGCTCGACCAGTGATCTTGTTGGCGAGTTGTCTTAACTGCATCTCCACCTCCATGCTTGCCGGTGAGTAGCGAGGGATTTCAACGAATCCAAACTCTCCACGGCGGCGAACCGGAATCTGTGCGCCTGGTCCGATCCGTTCGGGCTTACGGCCAACCACATACTCTGCGGCTGGCATCGTACTCATAGATGCTCTGTCACGCCGGCTGTCGAGTTCCGTTTTCACAGCCTGTTGGTAAGACTTTAAAAGCTCAGGGTAACCCCTTGAATCGAGTAGGCGGTGATTTAAATTTTCCCTAGTGATGCAGACAAATGGATATCTCCCCTCATCATATTCCATCGGACTATGAAAACCATGACCCTCAACCTCATCAGCCCAGCAAGTAATCGTGCAGATAGGCACATCGTCTTCATCCAGTTCCTTACGATATGTCGTAATTACCCGAACCATGCCCTCGTAATCCTGTTGGCCGTAAAAGTTACCGGTGTCATATGACATGAGATCCGTGGAATAACTCTCCTCAGAGTAAAATCCTTTCGAGTTTTCAATCAGTTCCTCGATCCACTTCTTATCCCATCCCTCATTCACTTTCTGCATGAGTGCTTCGGGAGAATAATAATGAATGCAATGAATGCTCCGAGCAGATTCCAAATCAATCACATTAGAATCGATGATTATTTCTCTGCCCAACTCATATGCCTTAATTGCCGGTCTGTTTACTACCGCCTTCTCAGTCGGGACTTTTGAAACTCCTTTATTACGAAGCTCATTTATCATCTTCCTGACTCTTCGCTTCTTCAGATTAGGGAATAACGGAAATAGCATCTCCTCGACTCCCTCCTTCATCTCAGGGTCCTGAATTGCCATAGCCAACTCGGGACTCATCTGTGCAATCTCCTCCAGGCTGATATCCTTAAATACTCGAGTGGTTTCCCTTTTCCAATAAGTACCGAAAAATGTAATTCCATTCTGCAATAAATAGTTTGCTCCGATGGCGGCTTCCCGAGGAAGTTCCGTCATTGAGTTCATCCGCCATTTTAAAAACTCGCTTACCATCTTTGCACTGCCAATGTCGGAACTTTCGACGGGAGCGGCTACCAGGTTGGCCTGTGACAGTGATTGCGAAAGGAGGGCTACATCCCCATCGATTAAAGGATTAACAAGTGAGGGTTCAAGATCACTTGCCCCATTCCAAGGAAAGGCTTCCGGTCCATTCTTCTTGCCGCTTCCATCCTTACCAGCCCATTCATTGAACCGACACTCTCTGGCCTCTTCAGCCTTATCCATCCAAAACGACAGATTTGCTTTTGCATCATTAAATTCATGCTTGATCGCATCTACATCAGGGCCTTTTTCGTCAAACTCCTGTACTTCTAAACCACTTCCTTCACTCATTGATTTCCCATTGTAACATTATTTTTTTTAATTTTTTCAGTGCCTCTTTTTCCACCCTGTGAACCGCAACTATAGGCACTCCGATAAATTCGCTAATTTCCTTGAGCGTGTACGCTTTCGGGTCTCTTCCCGAATCCATTGCCGCCAAGCCCTCTTCGACCACCATCTCTCTGAGCATGGCATCGATCCTCGTTTCCGTCTGCTCATACGATTCGATACAGATCATCCTCGACCTTTTTAACTAAAACCTGACTCTTCGGTGGGCGGTTGTCCTGTGGCCGCTTAACGCATCGAGCGATGCCCTCCTGATCATCAAAATATATCAGCATTAAACGAGGATTGGGGACCAGTTTAAGCACCCTCGCCATAACTGTCTCCGATTTAGCCGGTAAGTCATCATCCTTGGCGGACTCCTTCCAAAATCCAATGCAAGTCCCCTTCGGGATGCCCGTCTGCTTACTGATCTTCGCCCAGCTTACCCCGCTCTTTCTAAGCTCAACCACTTCCTCACGCTGTTCCTCGCTCCATTTTCTAGTTGTTGCCATCAATACGATCCTCCACCCGTTGAAATTAATTCCTCCTGATCAAAATACTCGAAATTGCCCACCGCAAAGTACCTGGCCAAGTCGACAAAATCCTTACTCGGATTCTTCAAATCCCCAGGCTGATATGCTTGCATACAGCTTATGAGATTTTGGCACTCATCGCTGAACATCAATTTAGGCTTATTATCCAAATCCATCTCTTTTTCCCGATCCCATGCTAAAAGATTATTAATCGCCTGAAGACCCGTCTCGATGTCCAAGGCTTCGGCGGGCTGAACGATAATATCTTCATCTGCTAAATCATCTATTATGTTAGAACTACCCTCCGCTTTCTGATAGCTCGCCGCTCCCAACCTCGGGTCAATCACCCGAATGACCTCACTATCCCCGCATATCTTCTCCATCCTTCTGATCTCATCGGCATAATCCTTGAGGCCGTACCCGTTCGGTTGGGCAGCCTCGCCGGCAGACAGCTTATCCTTTGTCAGATCAATCCATCCTCCCCAGGTGTCGAAGTCAGGAAATTCCTTTACCGCCCAGGCGACTCCATGTGGATCGATGGCAAATAATACCATTGTCCAGGGCTTCGCTCCCGCCGGATCAATCGATAATACCCAATTTGCATCCGAGAAATCAGGCAGTTTGTCAGAGGTGACGAAGTTTTTATCGGTAAGATTAGGAAAGATTGCCCTAGACTGCCTCACAGGGACTCCATACGCCCGACACAAAATAGTTTCCCGCTTCTCCCCCTCCAACTGGTTCTTCATCGCCGCCCAGCCGCCAAAGGGATTCGCCGCTGTATGAAAATACACAACAGAACTGGCTTTGCGGATGGGCTGTTGAACGAGGGGGACTTCCTCGCCGTCCAATAGGTCCGCCTTCGTTGATTCTATGGTGCGGGCACCCGTGAGCATGGACTTTACGACAGAGTTCCATCCGTCAACGGCGGTGAAGCTGATAATTCCCTTGGAATTGCGGGTCACGGTGCGAAATCGAAGGGTGTTTACCCACGACATCGGCACCAATTCGTCCGCCCAATATCCGATGTTATGCGTTTGATTATCAACGACTTGTGGTGAACCAATCTCCCCTCCTTCGATTGTGCTAATATCTTGGGACCAGTTACGGAAAATACATTCCGAGCGGTTAGGTAAAGTAAACTTTCCGGCAGTAAAGCCATTCCGAAGTGAATACATCACATATCCGACTTTACCCCTTCCGAGGCTTTTCAGTTCTTTAGGTAAATATTTAAATATTAGTTTCTGCTGAAATTGGATGCTGTTGGCTGAGGTCTCTGTTAAGCACCAAATTATAGTTCCAGGGTTTTCAACGAGTGACTGGACTACCCGCTTGGCCGCCCATTCCGATTTGCCGGCTCGGTTCCCGCCCATAACGAGGATTTCCGAGTGAGTCTTTAGCTGATCATCTGCCCGCTTCCAGGTATCCAGTTCAAAGCCATATCTGTAAGGATCGTCCTTCTCGAGCTTGATCGCTTCCTCACGCTTCTCCCAGTATGCGAGGATTGACTCGGGGGTCATGGACAGCATCTCTGATTTTGTCAGAGGCGGTAAGGCGGGGTGCGGTGTCCAAGAAAGTGGCATAGTTCCATTTTAACAGATGGATTGGCGAGTGGTACACTTGGCGGGGCAATTTCTTTAAATTAGTGAAATTTTGTTCGGACATCCTGATAATCAAGGATTTAACATCTAATCCTAACATATTC